GGAGCAGGCGATGTCCCCGGCGATGATCACCAAGCCGATGGCCCAGCTGTGGTGGGCGTCCGCCGGCGGAACCGAGAAGGGCGTCTGGCTCCTCGCCCAGCGCATGGCCGGCCGCGCGCTCATCGAGGAGCTGTGGAAGACGGGCGAGTACCCGGGCATCGCCTACTTCGAGTGGTACGCCCCCGAGACCATGGACCGCGGTGACCCGGCTACGTGGCGGTTCTGCATGCCGGCCCTCGGCCACACCGTGACCGAGGCGACGATCCGCGCCGAGTACAACGGCATGGCCCCCGAGGAGTTCGACCGGGCCTACCTCAACCGGACCCGGAAGAAGACTCCCCCGGCCGACCCGAACATCCCCGCCTCCAGCTGGCCCGCCCTGGTCGACGAGGAGACCCGGCCACGCCGGCAGGTCGCCCTCGCCGTCGACGTCGCGCAGGACCGCAGCCACACCTCCATCGGCGTGGCATCCCTGCGCGAGGACGGCAAGCTTCACCTGGAGCTCGTCGACTACCGCCCGGGCACGGACTGGGCGGTCCCCGCGCTCAAGCGGCTGACCGAACTGTGGAAGCCGGCCGCCGTGGCGATCGGCTCGACCGGAACCCCCGCCGGATCGCTGATCGACGACATCGTCGCCGCTGGCATCACCACGCCGGAGGACAAGGACAAGCCGCACCGCGGCCACCTGGTCGTCGTGCGGACGAACGACTTCGTCGAGGCCTGCGGGCAGATCGCCGACGCCATGACCCAGGGCAGCATCGCCCCCTTCCACCAGGCCGAGCTGACCGGTGCCGTGACCGGCGCCCGTACCCGAAGGGTGGGTGACGCGTGGGCTATCGACCGAACCGCCTCCCTCACCGACGCCTCACCCTTCGTCGCGGTGACGCTCGCCCGGTGGGCGCTGCTGACCCGGGGCCCGCTGGTGCAGGACGACTACGACCCGGTGGCGAACGTCTGGTGAGGAGCAGCATGCACAAGCCCAAGCGCGAGCCCGGCCGGTGGCGCGAGCGGTGGAGGTCCGCCGCCGGCGCGGCCGCCGAACTCCTCGCGCGCTGCCTGCGAATCGGGCCTGGGCTGGCCGGACCGTTCCTCGTCTCGTACGGGCTGTGGCTGGCCTGGGTGCCGCTCGGGTTCATCGCCTTCGGAGCCTTCCTGATCCTGATCGATCGGAGGATCCCGTGAGCCTGTGGTGGAGCCGCCGGGACGACAAGCCCCGCAAGACGCAGGAGCGTTCACGCTGGCCCGAATCCAGCCTCGAACAGGTCATGTCCTCGCTGATGACCCGCTCGTACTCCGAGGTCGACCTGTCCTCGGCCGAGTCCTCGCTGCAGTCGGTGGCCGTGTGGTCGGCCGTCGACCTGATCGCCTCCGTCGTCTCCGAGCTGCCGCTCGACGTCTACCGGTCTACCCCGGAGAAGCCGGTGAAGCTGACGACGCCCGGCTACATGGAGGACCCGGACGGCAGCGGGCAGGGCAAGGAGGACTGGACCTACCGGGCCGTCTACTCCTGGCTGCTGCGCGGCAACGTGTACGGGGACATCCTGGCGCGGTCGAACGCCGGCGGGTTCCTGCAGCAGGTCGACTTGTTCCATCCCGACGCCGTGAGCGGATCGCTCACGGACGGCAAGCCGGTCTATCTGCACAACGGGGAGCACGTGCCCGACAGCCGGATCTACCACCGCCGGGTGAACCCGGTGCCCGGCTACGTCGAGGGGCTGTCGCCGATCCAGCTGCACGCGTCCACGATCGGCCTGTCGCTGACCGCGTCGAAGTTCGGACTGCAGTGGTTCCAGGACGGCGCCCACCCCACCGCCCTGCTCACCAACTCCGAGTCGACGATCGACGAGCCCGGGGCCCGCATCGTCAAGGACCGGTTCCTCGCCACGCTGCGCGGCCGCCGCGAGCCGCTGGTCATGGGCAAGGGATGGGACTACAAGCCGATCCAGCTCACCGCCGAGGAGTCCCAGTTCCTCGCGACCCAGGGCTACAGCGCGGCCGAGTGCGCGAGGATCTTCGGCCCCGGCATCGCCGAGATCCTCGGCTACGAGACCGGCGGCAGCATGACCTACGCCAACATCCAGGACCGCGAGCTGACGCTGCTGAAGTACGCGATCGGCCGGTGGATCCGCCGCATGGAACGGATCTGGTTCCAGTTCCTGCCGCGCCCCCAGTTCGCGAAGTACAACCGCGACGCGCTGCTGGAGACCAACACGATGCAGCGCTACCTCGCCCACGCGTCCGCCCTGCAAGCGCAGTGGAAGACCGTCAACGAGGTCCGCGACAAGGAAGAGCTGACGCCCGTTGCGTGGGGCGACACGCCGACGTCGCCGCCCGCCGCCGTGCCCGTCGACGACGAGGCCCCCGAGCCAGAGCCTGAGGAGTAGCCATGCCCGCACTGCGCGGTCTGCACCTGATCCGTGGCGGCGCCATGGCGCCCGCCCTCACCCCACGCCCCCCGGCCCGCGCCGAGGGCGACGACACCGCGGCGGCCGACGACGAGATGCCCGTCATGACCGTCGAGTTCTCCCGCTTCGACACCTGGTACGAGATCGACTCCTGGTGGGAGGGCCGGTTCCTGGAGCGCACGAAGAAGGGCGCGTTCAAGCGGACCATCAAGTCCCAGGGCCCGGCCGGGATCAAGGTGCTGTTCAACCACGGCCGGGACATGCAGATCCACCAGAAGGTCCTCGGTGTTGCCTCGATCCTGGAGGAGCGGGACACCTCCCCGTACATGGAGGTCCCGCTGCTGGACACCTCCTACAACCGCGACCTCGTGCCCGGCCTGGAGGCCGGCGCGTACGGGTCGTCGTTCATGTTCGAGGTGATCGGCGAGTCGTGGAACCGGGAGCCCGGTCAGGCCGACCACAACCCGGAGGGTCTGCCGGAGCGGACCATTACCGAGATCAAGCTGTTCGAGGCCGGGCCCGTCACGTGGCCGGCCAACCCTGACGCCACGGCCGGCCTGCGCTCCGGCGTGGACTGGCTGATGGAGGAGCTCGCCGAGCGCGATAGCGAGCAGTATCAGGAACTCGTACGATCGTTCGAAGCTTTCCGGTCTCTGCACGGACTGCGCACCCCCTCCAAGGAGGGGCCCGCGACTCCGGGCAGGACCGAACCGCAAGCCCCGGCACCCGGCGATCAGCCGGCTCGCCACGCACGCGGACTCTCAGCGGCGGCACGCAGCCGTCGCCTGTCCCTGCTAGGCGTGAAGAGGTGACGGGGAATGGCCCCGAAGAAGAAGGAAGACGAGCCGAAGGACTACGAGCGGTCGGAGAACCTGGAGGCCGCTGAGTCCCGTATCGGGCAGATCCAGGAAGAGATGCTCGTCCTGGACCAGGAGGCGCGCGGCGAGGCCCTCGACGACGACGCCCAGGAGGCCTGGGACGCCCTCGAAGAGGAGCTGAAGTTCCGCGAGGGAGAGCACAAGGCGCTGACCCGTTCCGAGCGGCTGCGCGAGTCCCGCGAGAAGTGGTCCTCGACGAGGTTCTCGCCGAAGCAGGACCCGTTCAGCGAGGACCCGCGGACGCTCGGCGAGCGGGCCGTGTACGACCGGTCGATGGCGGTGGTGGACTCGTCCGAAGGCGGCCGCCACCTGGAGCCCGGGCAGAAGGCGCGCGTGCAGAAGCTGCTGCGCACCCAGACCGGCGACACGCAGGGCGACCTGATCGGCCGTCTGCTGCTGGCCACGGAGAACCCGCACTACCGCTCCGCGTTCCAGAAGATCGCCGCGTCGACGGCACCGGTGTTCACGCCGGAGGAGTCCCGCGCGATCGAGCAGGTCGGGCTCATCAAGCGTGCGCTGTCCGTCGGCTCGAACGCCGGCGGCGGGTTCGCCGTCCCGGTGCTGATCGACCCGACGATCATCCTCACCCAGCAGGGCAGCGAGAACGACATCCTGCGCCTGGCCCGGGTGGAGACGATCACCAACGACACGTGGAAGGGCCTGTCCACCGCCGGCGTGTCCTGGCAGTTCAGTGCCGAGGCCGCCGCCACGACGGACAACTCCCCGACGATGGCCCAGCCGGAGGTGCCCACCCACCGGGCCGACGGCTTCATCCCGTTCTCGATCGAGATCGGCATGGACTGGCCCGGCTTCGCCGAGCAGATGTCCATGCTCCTCGCCTCCGGCTACGACGAGCTCCTCGCCGACAAGCTGACGCTGGGCTCCGGCAACGATGAGCCGACCGGTCTGGTCACCGCCCTGGACGCGGTGACGAACCCGGCGAACATCGAACTCGCCTCGGCCAGCGTGCTGCAGGCCTCCGACATCTACGGGCTGTGGAACGCGCTCCCGCAGAAGTACCGGCGGCGGATGACCTCGGCGTGGCTGTCGTCGACGAGCGTGCAGAACACGATCCGTCAGCTGGGTACGACGGACCCGAACTTCACCGTGGACATCACCCAGGAGGCGATCCCGCGGCTGTTCGGGCGTGAGTACCCGATGAACGACTACATGGCCGACTTCGCGGCCGGCACCTCCACCGATCCGCTGCTGGTGGTGGGCGACTTCAAGAACTACCTGGTCGCCCAGCGTGCGGGCATGCAGGTCGAGTTCCTGCCGATGCTGTTCGACGTCACGAACAACCGGCCGACCGGGCAGCGCGGCTGGTTCGCGTGGGCCCGCATCGGGGCCGACGTCATCAACGACAGCGCCTTCCGGCTGCTCATCGACCGCAGCGCGTAACCCCGCGCGGTCCCACTCTCCGGGCCGCGGCGTACTCACGCTGCGCCGCGGCCCGGATCCCTTATCTCCAGCGTGAGAGGAGACCCTGATGAAGTACGCACTGGTGACCGGCAATGTCCGCTGGTCGCAGGGCACCACCCAGCTCACCCGCGGCAAGTCCGCAGACGACGATCACCCTCTCGTCCTCGAACGGCCGGACCTGTTCAGCGACCAGGCCCCCGACGCCGAGCTGTCCGCCCGCCCTCCCGTCGAGCGTGCGACCGCCGCCCCGGGCGAGAAGCGCACCACCGCCCGCAAGGCCGTCGCCAAGGCCGCCACCAAGCCGGGCGACGCGGGCGCGAAGGGCGGCAGCAGTGAGTGAGACGACCCCGGCACCGTCCGGCGACGGCCTGGTGCAGATGGCCTACCTGCACCCCCACTCCGTCAGCCACTCCTTCCACGAGTCGGTGATGCGGCTGACCGTGTGGGACCAGATGCACGACGGCCGACTGCTGGGTACCGGCGGGCCGTTCATGATGGCGTGTTCCACCGGCGGGATCGTCGAGGGCCGCAACAAGGTGGTGCGGCAGTGGCTCGACGAGACACCGCACGAGTGGCTGTGGTTCATCGACACCGACATGGGCTTCAAGCCCGACACCGTCGACCGGCTCGTCGCGGCCGCCGACCCCGTCGACCGCCCCGTCGTAGGCGGTCTGTGCTTCGGCGTGCAGGAGGTGGCGTACGACGGCATGGGCGGACGGCGTCTGCGGCCCGCGCCGACGATCTACATGCCCGCCCACGACGCCAATGGCAACGTGGGCTTCGCGACGCGCTGGCACTACCCGGCCGACACCATGCTGCAGGTCGCCGGCACCGGCGCCGCGTGCCTGCTCATCCACCGCGGCGCCGCCGAGAAGGTACGCGCCGAGTTCGGCGACATCTGGTTCGACCGGGTCAAGTACCCCGACGGCCGCTGGGTGTCGGAGGATCTGGCGTTCTGCTGGCGTCTGTCCCGCCTGGAACTGCCGCTGTTCGTGCACACCGGGGTGAAGACCACCCACCACAAGCAGTTCTGGTGCGGCGAGGACGACTACACCCCGCCCGCCGACGCTCCCGTTCCCGCCCACCTGCCCGTCCCCGACGGCGGCCAGCAGGAGACGGCGGCCGCCCATGTCTAGCCTGGCCGTCGTGGTCCCCTCGCGCGGCCGCCCGCACACCGTCGCCGAGCTCGCCGCAGCGTTCCGCGACACGTGCACCGAGCGGACCTGGCTGCTGTTCGCCGTCGACGAGGACGACTCGCACTACTTGGAGTACCGGGACGCCGTCGGCGAGGCCTCGATCGCAGGCCTGCGCGTGCAGCTGGTCGCGCAGCCGAGCGGCACGATGGTCTCGGCCCTCAACCACGCCGCCCGCCACCTCCTCGCCGCGCCCGGGCCCGCCGTGCCGACCGCGATCGGGTTCATGGGCGACGACCACCGACCCCGCACCGAGGGCTGGGACCGCGCCTACCTGACTGCCCTGCAGTCGGGGGCCGGCATCGTCTACGGCAACGACCTCCTGCAGGGCGCCAACCTGCCCACCCAGTGCGCCATATCCGCCCCGATCGTCCGCGCCCTGGGCCACATGGCGCCCGAGGCGCTGACGCACCTGTACGTGGACAACTACTGGCGCGACCTCGGCCGCGCCACGGGCTGTCTGACGTACCTGCCGGACGTGGTCGTCGAGCACCTCCATCCCATCGCCGGTAAGGCCCAGTGGGACGACGGGCACCGCCGCGTCAACCAGGCCTCCATGTACGACCGGGACCGCGAGGCGTACGCCGCCTACTGGGGCACACACCAGGAGCGTGACGTCCTCGCCGTGCGCCAGGCGTTCACGGGGGCGGCACATGGGTGAGTGGAAGCTCTTCGAGGGCGACATCCCGCACGTCAGCACGTTCGAGTTCCACAAGGACCGGGCCCGGGCCCCGCACGTGGACCAGCCCCACCATCGGCCGCGCCTGGAACGCGCCTGTGAGCTCGTCGCCCAGGGCGCCGACGAGCTCGTCGTCGAGGCCTCGCTCTCCGAGTCGTCGACCGCCGCGGTGGTCACCGTGTCGGATCTGGGCTGTGGGGACGGGGGTCTGCTGCAGCTGCTCGCCGAGCAGCCGCACATCGACGCGTGGGGGTACGACTTCCAGCCCTCCAACGCCGTCGGCTGGAAGCAACGTGGCGTCAAGGCCCAGGCGCTGGACGTCTTCGGCGCCGGCCGCGACCAGGCGCAGCTCGGTCAGGTCGCCGTCGTCACCGAGGTCCTGGAGCACCTCGCCGACCCGCACGGCACCGTGCGCTGGATCGGCAAGACCGCGCAGTGGATCGTCGCGTCCTCGCCCTGGCAGGAGCGCCCGGCACGGCACGACCCCTGCCACGCCTGGGCGTGGGACCTCGCCGGATACCAGGCCCTGATCCGGCAGGGCGGATACGCGATCGAGATCCACGACCGGGTGGGCCCGTTCCAGCTGATCCTCGGACGGAGGACCTCATGAAGACCGCTCTCGTCACCGGCGCGTGGGGCTTCGTCGGCCGGCACATGACCCGGGCCCTGCGCGAGCAAGGATGGGACGTCATCGGCTGCGACACCGCCAACCCCGAGCGGCCCGTCGACTGCCTCGACGTGTTCCGCCGCGCGGACCGCGTCTTCGACCTGGTCGTCCACGCCGCCGCCCGGGCCCCCCACCGCGCGGCGATCGACGGGCGCCCGGCGACGATGGCGTACAACCTCCAGATGGACAGCGCCATGTTCGACTGGGCGCTGCGCACCGGGCAGCGCCGGGTGCTGTACCTGTCCAGCTCGGCCGTCTACCCCGTCGGGTTCCAGGCCGGGCATACGCCGTACCGGCTGCACGAGAGGGACGCGGACCCCGAGCGGGAGATCGGCGGCCAACTGCTCCAGGCGCTGGGCGACCTGACCGTGCTGCAGCCGGACGCCGGGTACGGGTGGACGAAGCTGACCGGGGAGAAGATGGCCGCCGCGGCCGCCGTCGAGGGCCTGGCCGTCAACGTCGTACGGCCGTTCTCCGGCTACGGCGAGGACCAGGGCGAGGACTGGCCCTTCGGCGCGTTCATCGCCCGCGCACGCCGCCGCGAGAACCCATTCACCATCTGGGGTACCGGTGGCCAGGTCCGCGACTGGATCCACATCGACGACGTCGTCGCCGGCGCGCTCGCCATCGTCGACGCCGACGTCCGTGAGCCGGTCAACCTGTGCACCGGACGCGGCATCACGATGAGCCAGCTGGCAGGCATGGTCTGCGCGGAAGCGGGCTACGGCGTGACCCTGCAGGCCAGACCGGAGGCACCGTCCGGTGTGGCGTACCGGGTGGGCGACCCCGACCGGTTCTTCGACATCTACCGGCCGAAGGTGCCCCTCGAAGAGGGCGTGGCGCGGGCGATACGAGCGGTGGTGGCGGCGTGATCACGGCTGCTGCCGGCAGCAACGTGCCGCTGGTCTTCGAGGCGGACGACGCCCTCACCGACCCGACGGTGACGATCGCCCCAACGGCCGGCGGGGCGGCCGTGATCGGGCCGACGGCGGACGGGCTCGGCGTGGACGGCACCACGTACACGTACGTGTGGCAGGTCTCCGCGGCGCAGGCGCAGGCCTCCTACACCGCCACCCTGGCCGGGACGGTGGGCGGGGACCCGGTCGAGGTCGAGATCGAGGTGTTCATCACCTCCAAGCCTCTGTACGCCAGCGTCGCCCAGCTGAAGACGATGATGGGCGCCACGGACAGCGACCGGGACAGCCTCTTCGCCGACAAGCTGTCGGCCGCCTGCCGCAGCATCGACGACACCACCGGCCGCCGCTTCTACCTCGACCCCACCGCGAGCGCCCGGATCCTCAACCCGACACGGCGCCTGGTCCAGGACGAGGACGGCTGGCACCTCCTGGTCCCCGACATCGGCGACCCGTCCAGCCTGGTCGTCGAGGTCGGGCGCACCGGGGCGTGGACGAACGTCACCAGCCGCGTCGAGGCGGAGCCCACCGATGCCATCGACGAGCAGAACGCGGTCACCTCGCTGCTGATGGTGGGCGGAACGTGGCCGGTCGGCGGTGGCAAGCGGGTACGGATCACCACCCGGTGGGGGTGGCCCGTCGTCAAGCCGCAGATCAGTGAGGCGAGTCTGCTGCTGGGCGCGCGGCTGGTGAAGCGGAAGGACTCCCCCGAGGGCGTGCTCGGCTCCGCAGAGTGGGGCGTGATCCGCCTGTCCCGTACGGACCCGGACGTGTACGCGCTGATCCAGCGCTACATCCTGCCCGGCCTGGCGTAGAGGAGGGGCGGCATGCAGTTCTCGACCGTGCGAGAGCGGATCGCCGCGGCGGCCGCCACGGTGGTGATGCCGACCGGGTCGGCTCCGCTGACGTGCACCGGCTACGTGCCCGACTCGGTGATGGCGCCGCACTTCTTCTGCGCCGAGATGGACATCACCTACGACAAGGCCTTCAACCGCAAGCTCGACATCGCCGAGCTCACCTGCCGTGCGCTCATCTCCCGGGCCGACGACAAGAGCGCCCAGCAGATCCTCGACGCGCTGCTGTCCGGCTCCGGAACAGCGTCCCTGAAGACCGCAATCGAGGCCGCCCGCGGCGCCCCAGGTGAGCTCTCCCTCGGCGGCGCGGCCCATGACCTGCAGGTGATGAGAGTGCAGGGCTACCGCTGGTACGAGCACAACGGCACCCAGTACGTGGGCGCCGAGCTGATCATCAAGGTCATCGGAGAGGGGTAGCCGCATGGGCAAGTTCACGCAGCTGGACTGCAGGCTGTTCGCCGGCGGCGCCGACCTGTCGGGCGCCAGCAACAAGATCGAGCTGACGGCCGAGATGGAAGAGAAGGACGCCACGAACTACCGCTCCGGCGGCTGGAAGGAAGTCCGCGCCGGGCTCGGCTCCGCGGAAGCCGCCGGCGAGGGGTTCTGGGAGGCCGGAGACGACGGCCTGGTCGACGACGCGTCCTGGGCGCAGCTCGGGTCCGTGGGCGCATGGAGCATCGGCCCGGACGACTCCGCGGTCGGCGACCTCGCCTACTTCATGAAGGCGCTGCGCGCCGACTACAAGCTCGGCGACCAGGTGGGCGAGCTGGCTCCCTGGACGGGCATGGCCAAGTCGGCGTGGCCGCTGGTGCGCGGCGTGTTCGCGCATCCGCCGGGCACCGCGCGGACGTCCACCGGTGACGGCACCGCGCAGCAGGTCGGCGCGCTCTCGGCCGGGCAGCGCCTGTACGCGTCGCTGCACGTGCTGTCCGTGGCGGGGACGAGTACACCGACGATCACCGTGGAGATCGAGTCCGACACCGAAGAGGCGTTCGGTGACACGCCGGAGACCCGCCTCAGCTTCACCGCGGCGACCGCCCGGGGCGGGCAGATCCTGCGCACCGCGGCGGGCGCGCACGCGGACACCTGGTACCGGCCCACGTGGACGATCACCGGCACCGACCCGTCGTTCCTGTTCGTCGTGGCGCTCGGCATCCGCTGACCGCCCCTCACCGATCCGCTTCTTCGAGGGAGACTCCCGATGCCTTTCATGGTGCTGACCGCTGCCTACGTGAACCTGGCCTCGAACGATCTGTCCGAGTACGCCCGCAAGATCGAGCTGACCACCGAGGTCGAGGAGAAGGACGTCACGAACTACGCCAGCCAGGGCTGGAAGGAGGTCCTCGGCGGGATCAAGTCCGGTGAGCTGGGGCTGGAGTTCCTGCAGGACGTCGCCGCGACCGAACTCGACTCGATCATGTGGCCGCTCCTCGGCACGGTCGTCGCCTTCCAGGTGAAGCTGGACAACTCGACGACCACCACGTCCAACCCGATGTACTCCGGGAACGTCCTGGTCAAGGGCTGGAACCCGATCGAGGGCAGCGTGGGAGACGAGGCCTCGGTGTCCGTCGCCTACCCCACGTCCGGTGTCATCACCCGGACCACCGCCTGATGGCCGCAAGCGGCGGCACGTCCCGGGCTGCGCTCAGTCTGCAGCTCACTCCGCAGAACCTGCGGAACATCTCCCGCGCGCTGCGCGAGGAGGAGGACGGCAAGGAGCTGCGCAAGGAGCTGACCCGCAACATGCGGGAGGCGCTCAAGCCCGGGGCCGCCGAGGCGAAGAGCAACATCATGTCGATGGGGTCCGCGACCCCGCACGGCGGCCCGGCCCTGAA